TAAGCTACAGAGTTATTAGCAAGTCTACGCTGCCCTTCTGTCTCCCACCATTGACCTGACTTAGCTTTAGCCATACGTGGATCTGATAAGTTTGATAAGCTTATAAGGGCTGAACGTCTTACTCCACCTACTACAACTATATCTGCTATCTTACAACAAAGATCGTGACACTCTATAGAATTAAGTTGTCTACCTGCTGCTTTTTGAAATATTCCTACAGTAAAATGAAAGAGATCATCTAAAGGTTCTGGTCCACTAGCTCTACCTCCAAAGATTTTAAGTCTAGATCCAGCAAGTCTAATCTTAGACATATCCCATTTAGGTATTTTACCTGCATATAATAAACTTATTAGTTCCCGGTAAGCAGATGCCCATCCTATCTTACTGTCAGCAACTACAATAGTAGTTTCTGTATCATGGAATGTCTCAGCTATTGTAGGAAGTTTATTTATAAAGTTTCTTTCTACACTAAAACCTACACCAGTACCGCACATAAGAACGTACATAAGCTCATCAAAAGATCTAGGACTATCTATATGTAAATAACTACAGTTAAACCCTGCTACGTTATCTCGTTTAAGAGCTTCACCTGCTGTCATCATACATCGCATAGAGGGCATAACATCTAAATTATGTATAGCGTTATATAACTGGGCTGATTCTTCTTTAGTTATCTGTCCTCTATCTTCAAAGAAAGATACATAACGATTAACTGTTTCACTCCAAGTCTCTCTCCGATTCTCTTCAGGAATCCAACGAGCATAACGACTCTTATGAATAAACTGTTGATATTTATCCATCACAACTCCTTATACATTAATGTGTTCAAACTTATTAATAACAGTTATGGTTATAGAACCATCTATATAACCTTCATAGATATCTCTTAATGAATCTGTAACAGCACTAAGTTTTTTTTGAAAGTCATCTTCGTGATAATTAAGAATACTGAGCTTACCTAAAAGCTGCTTATCTGGCCCATCTGTACCTAAAGTCTCACTGTCTATTCTAATAATTACTTCTTCCATTTTATTCTCCTTTTTTATATTTAATATGTCGAATTACTCTTGAGCCATCTCGTTTATCTCCTGCGTAAAAGATAAGATTTAGTTTTTCTAACTCATTAGGTCTAGAAGTTATAGAGCTAGAGGGCATATCAGGAAATTGTTTAGTCATTTCTCTGATAGTTGTTCCTTTAAATCCTGCCTTTTCAATTAAATTAAAAACAAAAGCTCGTCTTTTAGAAAGAGGCATAGAATATGCAGCCTCTTTGCTTGTTTCTGGATCATTTTTCCTATGTAGTTTGTAAGGACTTATATTATCAAACATGTTTAGCTGTTTAATCTCAGTAAGTTTCTGCTCAAGTGGTTCCATTTTACTCTCCTTTACTTTCTAATAGCTCTACTATCTTATTAAGATACCATATAGCTTTTCTAGCATCCTCTACAGTCTTACCCTTATTAAACAATCTTGAACCAGTATACTTTAACACATTACCATGACAATACATTAAAGCACCATGAGTATCTAACACATCTACTATATAATCTATAGTCTCTATATTACCTTTATTATAATGAGGGGGATGATCTACAGCTTCAGTAATAGCATCTGAAGCTTTATCCCACCCAGTATGTGCATATATCATTTTATCATCATTAGTACCATTACCCATTGTTAATGTGTACTCACTCATTCTATCACCTCTCGTTTATCTGCATTAATCCAACTGTCAGGTATGCTTTCCCGACTATACCAAGTAAATCCATTTGCTGTAGCCCACTCACCATGACTACGTTTAGTCCCATCCTTACGCCTTTTAGCCTGTGGCATAGGTGCGGAAGGGTTAGCAAATAAAAATACTAATTCTACATTATCTGGCAATGCTTTTTTTATCCAGATATATTTATTAAACTCTGAGTAATCCCAGAACCTACCTTTAGCTTCAAGTAATATAGTTTTACCATCTATATCCTTTACAAAGTCTGGATAGTATTTATGCTCTACTGTATAGGGAAAAGTATCTGGATGATGTTTCCAGTTCTCTAAGATACCCTGATGTAATTCGTATTCAAATGTAGAATCATATCCTTTTATTTCTGGTGGAAGTTTAGGTCTAGGAACTCTGGGTTTTCTCATAGGTTTAATTTTATATTTCAATGTATATCTACCTTTTCTTCCATAATATTTCCTCAACTCTAGGTACTGATTCAATATGAGTTAAATAAACTGGACCATAAGAATATTTAAACACTCTTAGGCCATCTCCACCATTAGCATCAGAGTGACAATCATACTTATAGTTACAGTAAGTACAAGGTTTACTTAGTTTTTTATTACCTTTTTTACCATCATTAATATCATTATAACATTTATCTGGTTTGCGATTACTTTCTATGGCGGCTATAACTTTAGGTATAGCAGTCTTCATATTCTTTTTATCTAGCTCTTCTGGTTGATATAAGCAAAGCTCTCCAGATTCTTTATTAATTACTAAGAACCCTCCTTCGTTTGTACCCTCTGAAGCTTCATAAGATGCAAGCTGATCTAGGTATCCAAAAGGATCATCATCAGATAGTTTACCATCTTTGAATTTATTAAAAGCAAAGTTAGATGCTGTCTTAACATCGACAACTTCACCATCTATTTTACAATCTATATGACCTGTTATACCACCAACCTTAACTTCTTTCTGCTCATCAGTAACTTTATGTCCTGACATTCTAACAAGCATTAAAAGTATTTCTTCAAGGATATGACCGTATAGAAATTTAATCTGAGTAGGGCCATTAACTCCCCAACTAAAATTAGTATCTCTTTTTTCATACCATAATTGTCTAGCAGGTTTACCTATATTAGACATCCTTAAACTAAATTTAGTATTACGTTCACCCGGATTAGACCAGCTTAATATAGCTTGTTTAATTTTAGAGACTGTAATATCTATATCTTCTTCTGATATATTTAGAGGCTCACCAGAAGATAACTTTTCTAATGGTTCATATATATCAGCTATAAGGTTATTTATATTATTCATTTTCAATACTCTTAAAATAAATTCTTGTAATATATTTTCTTATAATAGCAAATAAAGTAATAATAAAAGTTTGCACTATAGAAAGAACTAACGGATCTGTAGTAAAGGATAACAATATAATTAATGTTACCCAAGATAGAGGGAAGTTTATAAAGAAACCTAGAGCAGTATCAGCTATAGATTCTATCATAGCTTTAGAATCAAAGGTCATCTTCAAGATATTTTATAGCCCTTTTAAGTCTTTTAATATCATCTCCAAAACATCCTAAAGCTCTATTACATTGATGACACAACCAACCTCTAAAACTTTTTTTAGAATGACAATGATCTATTACCCAAGAACCTAAAAATTTACCCCCGATTCCTTTAGTATCCTCTTCATTTTTTAAACATATAGGGCATATATATCCCTCACTGGGCATACCATGTTTTTTTCTAAGTTGTGCTCTAATTGCACGATGAGTTTTTACACATTGATAACAATGCTCTCTTCTATAGCCTTTCTCTGAATCTCGTCTGGTGTCATTCCAAGGAAAAAAGGTAAGTGGTTTTACTTGATTACATTTAGTACATAATTTTGAATTCTCATCTTCTTTATATTTATAGTCTTCTTCAAATAATTCATATTGCTTAATGTGTTTCTGCCCAGTTTCTTCCGACATTGTACTCTCCATCAAGAGGACACTTCAGTTCTAGAGAGCAGGTAGTTTCTTTAATAGACCTTACACCTAACTCGCCTACTAATTCAGCTTGATCCTCTCTAACTTCTAACTGCCATTCATCGTGTACATTAGCAACAAACTTAGCATCGAGTCCTTTATCATTTATGTATTTATCTAATATGATAAGGGCTTGCTTCATTACTAATGCACCTGCACCTTGAAGTAATGTATTTAATGCAGCGTGTTCGCTTCTAACAAATAACTTTCTACCATCTAAGGCTTTAAGGTATCCTTTTGAAGCTTCTCTTGATACTCTATTCTTAAGAGCCTCAAATGATGGGAGACTAGAGAAGAATGACTCTCTAAGTCTTTTACCTGCTTCTCTGCCTCTTCCAACCACTTTCCCAAGCTTTGCATCTCCTGCTCCGTAGAGCAATGCATATATAAATGTCTTTGCCTGAGATCTTGATTCAAGTCCTGCAAGGTTCTGATTAGCGGTATGAATATCTCCGTTAAGTATTTCATTTATATAATCCTCGTTATCCATATAGTGAGCCAACATCCTTAACTCTAACTGGGATGCATCAATACCTACAAGTTTATATCCTTCAGGGACTGTCCAACAAGCCCTGCACTCTTTACCATAAGGAGAATAAGAAGATACAATCTGAGCCATATTAGGACGGCTATGTGTCATCCTAGATGTAACAGCACCGTTACTGTTAACGTATCCTCTAACTCTACTATCACCCTCCATCTCATCAATCCAACTACTGACTTGGGCTATACGTTTCTGTAATGTAAGGAACTCACATATTAAAGCAGCTTCAGGTATATTTTTAACTTTACTAAGAGTGGACTCATCAACTATAGGTTGACCAGTAGGAGTAAACTTTTTAGGGTTCCAACCAAAGTCTATAAGATATTCACCTATCTGCTTTCTAGATCCTAAATTAAACTGATCTATCTTGGACCGGGTTACTTCCTTCCCATTAAGAAAAGCAATATATTCTTCATCATTAAGTCTTACACCGTTACCCTCTTCATCTGAAGCAGTCTTAGCTATCTTACCTGCCTTAGTATATTTAGGAGATAGTTTTAAAGTAGTAACTCTGGGTTTAAATGTTTCTCTTACTTTATCTTGAGTCTCGTTTATCTTACCTTGTAAGTTAGATACTAGAATAGTTGCGTGTTTTTCATCTAACAAAAAACCATTAGATCTCTGTTGATTTATTATCTTAGCTACATTATGTTCAAGTACAACAGATTTAGAAGAGAACCCCTTACTCTCAGTCTTTAAAAACTCATAAACTTTATAGTTTAAAAGAACATCCCTTTCACAATAGTCTAGCATCTCAGGAGAATAGAAATCCCAAGCATCTTCCTGTTTACCATAATCGCCTTTGATGTAATCTAAACGATAGCCCCAACTTTCTAATCCATGACCGCCTTCTCTAGTAGGTTTAAATAAACGGCTAAGAACTAAAGTATCAACTATCTTTTTATCATAGAGATCAATACCTGCTACCTTCTTAATAGCTGGTATATCATATCCAAGAATGTTATGTCCTATAAGTTTATCTGCATTAGCCAATAACTTTAATCCTCTATCTAGGGAGGATAACCCAAACTTATAAGTTTCTTGAGTATCTACATTGTAGGCTACTAAACAGAATAACTTATCAGGATCTAATCCGTTTGCCTCTATATCGAAGACAAGGTTCATAACTCTTCACCAGCAGTTAGATCCTCCACATCTATTTCAGTTAATCTACCATTAACATTATTATAAAATAAATGTGTAGCTAATCCTGTATCTCCAGTATATCTAGACTTTAATACCCTGATCTTAGTAGTTGAAGCTTCTACAGGATCTTCAGCCTGTTGATTTCTTTCAAGTGATATAACACAGTCACTTAATTGAGCTATACTTTGAGATCCTCTAAGGTGAGATAGCCCGGTTTCCATACCATTCTCATGTCCTATATTGCCGTTGACTCTCCTTAAATGAGAGACTAATACCATACCAGCACCTGTTTCTTCACACATACTACGAAGCCTAGTCATAATAGAATCAATGGTACGTCTTTCATCACCCTCCATAGAGGCACTAACTAACATATGAAGGTGATCAACAAATACCCATTTACAGTCACAACCAATAATCATATATCTAAGTTTACTAAATATACTATCAATATCTGTTACACCAAAATGAGAATGAATCCATACCCTATCTCTGTTATTGCCACAGACTTGATAAGATAATTTATCTAACTCTTCAGAAGTATAATTATCTCTAACACTTTGAATATGTAATTTTTGATTAGCTTCAATAGATAATAAACCATCTATAGTTCTAAACTTATCTTCTTCTAGAGCCATGATACCAATATTATCTTCAGTGTTCTTTACTAACCAATGTTCAAGTTCTCTAGTAACAGAGCTTTTACCTAGACCAGTTCCTCCTGTAAGTGTTACAAGCTCACCTAATCTAAGTCCATCTAACTTTTCATTTAAACCCTGCCAAGGATAAGGCACAGATAATTTCTGAGGACGATGTGTATAATCAAACATCATGTCTGCTAGATTAGCAACACCTGAAGGAGTATATAACTTAGCTGCCCACCAGCACTCCATAAAGGAACCGTGTTTATTATTCTTTAATAAATCATTGGCATCTTTAATACCAGTAGGTAACTTAACTATCTTTACTTTTCCGGGTGTTAATATCTTAGCAGCTTTAATAGCATTCTTTTTACCTTCCTTATCATTATCAAAACAAAGAAGAATATTATCAAAAGATTCTAAATACTCTAAACTATCTTTAATGTCACGAACTGCTCCACCTGCTCCTGACCTGATAGAAAGAGAGGGCCACTTACTGCCCATCATTTCATATCCAGCCATAGCATCACACTCACCTTCAAAGATAGTAACGTATTTACCACCTTCAGAAAATAAATTCTCTCCAAATAAACCAATACCTTTAGTGGGTTTAGTCCAAGCAAATCCTTTATCAGATGTAGTTCTAACCTTATGAGTAACAACTTCATTATTTATATAATAGGGATATGCGTGTTTAGCTATAGTCCCATCAGTATTAAAGGTAACTTTAACTCCATACTTCTTAGCAGTCTCTGCTGATATACCTCTATCATCTAGACTGTTATACTTAAAAGATCCTGAAGTTAAAGATACATTAGTATCTATATTTTCCATATTGTTTTCCGCATAATAATTACGATAATGATGGTTACATGAAAAGCAAAACCCAGAGCCATCTTTATTGATAGACACTGGGTCACTGCCTCCACATTGAAAACACTTAACATGGTACTTTACAAAGGTCATATATTCCCGACACTATCAGGATCTAAAGCCGCCTCCTCTGTTAAATATTTATCTAAGCCACTGACTAAAGTAATAACAGAAGCCCTCGCTAGAGCTAAGTCTAACGAGGCTTCCTCAACTTTTCTTTTAGCGGCTACTAAAACTTCAAAGTGACTAATACCTTCAGGAGATAATTTATCTACATCATAAGCCACATCATTTTTAGTATACCTTCTGGTCATTACAGTTCATCCTCTAACCCGGTTTCTTCTGTAACAAACTCATTACCATCAGGTATTCCATGTTCTACTAGATCTAATATCTGAACAGCTTGAAGATCTAATCCTTTAAAATCTCCATAACCATTAGAAGTCTCCCACTCCCTATACTGTACTCTAACTTTAGATCCATTACCCACTGTTATGTCTACTGGGTTACGGTCTTCATCAACCAACTTAGGGGCTGGATTTTCTTTACCGTTAGCGGTAGTAACATTCCGCTTGATAACTAATGCTGGTCCTTCATCCATCTGCTTAACTTTAAATCCTCGCATCTTAAAGTCTTTAGCAGTCTCTTGGTCTACTACTAAGTTTACTGTATACACAGGCTTAAACTTTACATTAGGCGTAGTTATGCTTGCCCAATATGCTACTCCATCTACTAGTGCCATCGGCTCTTTCCTCGTTGTCGTTTTGAAAATGAAAAGGGATCTTACCACATTTTTCAAGGCAGTAAAACCCCTCTTGCCACGGACTCTAAATTAAATTCCAACCGTATAATATATTGGAACCTATAAGGATACACGTTCCTAGATTAATGATAGCAAATATAGTCCTGATAATAGCAACTATATCTGACTCCCAGTTATCATCGGATGCACGTTCCCCTAGAGACAAAGCCCAAAGTCTCCATATAGTTTTAAGTTTATTTTTCAAGGCATTAAATCGAAACTACGTTGACCACTTAATTGTTCTGTGACTGTATTAGTAGTTTCATATTCTGTCTTTTCTATAATGAATCTAACAACTTCTTTTTCACATACATCAAACTTTAAACAAACCTCACTTAAAGCTTTACCTTCCTTAGTAACTTGATGAACTGCTTTAGCTATAAGGTTTGATTCTTGAGATGGTGTATCACTACACATCCATTCTCCAAATGCACTCACACTAATCCCCCTATTGAAGCTATAAAACTAAGACCAAACAATATCATTAAAACTACCCCCATAATTTCTGTAACTGGTAAAGAATCTAGTTCTCCGATTAACTTCCTCATTATCACTCCTCATATACTGAACCATAAGTTATTATACAAAATGGTAAACAAATAACTAAGCCATCAAGCACTGCAAATCTTGAGTCTCCTAAGTTATCTGTTATCCATATTGGCCTAGCGGAAGCGGCCTCAATATCGAAGCCGAATCCGTTTCTTAGGTTGAGTGATAAATGCATATCAAATATAATAATCGTCATTACGCAGCCCTTCTGAAACTCGATTTAGAAGGATCAGATATATAATCACGAATAATATTTTGTCTGCTAGATTGTATAGCAGCTACGTTAGAAGAACTCCTATTACTAACTGGAGCATGAGTAGACCAATCAGTAAATGAGTTATATAAAGCCCAGTAATTCTTACCAAGTTTTTTACTATATTCTTTCCAAGCTTTATAAAGATATTCAAGAGAGTTATTCTTTCTTGGCATATTCTCTAATGCTTCTGTGATAGTGCTAGAAGTCTGAAAAGAATCCATAGCTGTATTAGATTTTAAAGCCATAGCAAAATGAGTAAATGCTTGATTGTCAGTACATGATCTATCTTGCCACTCTAACCAAAGATCCCTTTCATTATGAAATATATTAAGGGCATCAGTTAATATCTTTGAACCTGCTTCCATATCTAAACCAATAGTATGTCTAGATTTATAGAGAGCAACATCACCGCTAGTAAAAACTTGTAAGTTTAAACAAGCCGATTGTATTGCAGCAGCGGATATCATAAAGGGCCAGGTGCTATCAAAGCTAGTAATTGCTAACAAACTAAGAGATGCATCATCACCATCCCCAGTTGTATACGTCAACTCAGGTATAGTATATTTAACAAAAGTCCTAGATCCATTATGACTTGTTCTTATATCCTCTATGATTCCTTTCAGATTAAAGTCTGAACGCTCTAAGATATTGCGGCAAGTATCTATCATCTTTGAAGGACGTACTGCTCTATAGCTTTCACCATGAACACCTAGCTCTTCACCTGTATCAGTACGATAGGTAGCATACTTACTAGAGTTCCAACCATTAGTAGTTATACCATTATCAGACTCTACATTATAATAAAGAGGTGTTGTATTAATATCAAAACCTGCATCTCCATATCCATTAGCTCTAAGTGCATTGATATAAGAACCATTATTAAACATCGTTGTTACATTTGACATACTACTTCTCCGTTAGGGTTTTACTGCGTTAAGTTTTGTGCTATAATCTTTATTAGTTTTATAGCTATCTTTAAACCAAATCCATCTATACTTAATCCAACACCTAGCACAATAGAAAACATCTTTATCTATTACATCAGCTCTTTTACCACAACTACATTTATTCATATAGCATCTCTCCAAGCACTTATACCACAAGATGTAGAGCTTTTATGCTTATATAGTTTATCATCTATATACACTCTAAGATGAGTTGATTTATCTAAAGGTGCTCCTCTAGTATGTAGTCTCCAGTCTTCACCTTTAACTAAACCTTGACCACGTACTCTAATATTATATCTATCTTTATTAAGATACTTTCTTATTAGAGCTACTAACAGTTGACCCTCTTCAGTGTTTGGTATCTGAGAGAGAGCATACCTTGATAGGTTTTTCTTTTTCATTAATACTTTCCTCCGTTACATTATAAGCGTGTTGAAATACTTGAAGAGCTTTATCCTCTTCACCTTTTTGTATTAGCTCTATAGCTAAACTTACTAAACTAATAGTTTCTTTCGTAGCCATTTTTGACTGAACACCTCCGTTTTAGTTTCACATCTATTACCTGTAACTGTACTAGCAGGATGTAATGTTACATTAGTAATTTCTGTATGCCTTCTAAATCTATTTCTAATAGTTTCTACAGACATACCTATAGCCTCAGCATACTGTTTAGTTGTATAGTATTCTCCGTATTGTAACACAGGATGAGTACCAACAAACCTATAAGTATGTTTCTTATATTTACCCATCAGGTATTATCTCCATCTCTATACATAGTATCTGATTTATTAAATTTCTTACGATCATATTTCTTTTTATTTTTTACAACTCTTTGACGATAAAAAGGTGATCGCACTAAACGAGCAAAGATATTTCTAGTCCTAACTCTTTTCATTAGTGATGTCCTATGTATTGAAGTGGATCATCTTCAGGATCTATAAGCTCACTAGTCATATTAATAAAGTATGTACTACTGGGGTAACTATATTTTTTAGAGAATTTATTCCATGCTTCATGCTCTGCTACAGATTCATTAGGGGCTTCTATCTCATAATCCTCATAAGTATCTAAACTTATTTTTACTTTATACTTAGGCATAACGATCCTCCATACAAAAGGAACTCATAGTTTCCCAATCTTGTTTAGTAGATCCACTGATTATAAACTCTCTTTCGTCAGCAGATATATTAGGCATAGCTATTTGAATAAGTGTACCTTGTTCCCAATCTCTATACTGACTAGCACTAATATCTATATCCATTACATTTACTCTACCTGTTAAAGGTGATGATCTATATATTTTCACGATATCTCTCCTCTATTTCTTTAGAAATTTCTAGCATCATTCCAGTATATAATTCACAGTATTCACATTCAATAAGGTGCATGGTCAGTCCATGTTCATTAAACATTTCTGAGTAACCTCTTAAACACATAGCACCTCCATCTCCATCCATATAAATATAAGATATAATAAAGTCTTCATCCTCTCTTTCTGAGAACATATGATAAGAAGGTTCTAAAGAATTTAATAATTCATAATATTTATCATCAGAATAATTTAGTAACTTAATAGCTTTATTGTGATTCATCCATTAGCTCCTCTAATTCTAATTCTCTACCGCAAACATTACAATGAAAAGTTTTATATTCTATCCGTAACTTTT